ACCTATGGCAATGGTGCCAGACGCCGTTGTGTTATTTGCAAGAGCGTCCCTGCCAACAGCCACATTATTATCACCAGTAGTGTTGTCTTGAAGTGCTGTCCGGCCTACTGCCGTGTTGCTCCCACCAGTGGTGTTTGCACTAAGTGCGCTATACCCTACAGCAGTATGGTCAGATGATGTGGTAGCTTGATTGAGTGCTGATTGACCAATCGCTACGTTGTTTGCGCCTGTTGTGAGCAGCGCACCCGCAGAATCACCCATTGCTGTGTTGCCGTCCGCCGTAGTTTGTGCGCTAAGAGCAGCGTAACCTACAGCAATGTTATAATTTCCAGTGGTTATGGCGTCTCCTGCGGCAGAGCCAACTGCCACGTTTCGTGTGCCAGTAGTGTTTGCCCCAAGTGCCGCATATCCCATTGCAGTGTTGTTGCTTGCTGTGGTGTTTGCATCCAACGCCTGTGAACCGACCGCTGTGTTGTAGATGCCCGATGTATGAGACAACAGAGCATCCTTGCCCACAGCGGTGTTGTTGTCGCCTGTGTTCGCAGACAATGCCTGATAGCCGATAGCTGTTGTATTGCTGGCTGTTGTCTGTGCGTCGGCAGCGTTAAGTCCAACAGCAGTGTTGTTTGTGCCAGTGGTGTTTGCGGCGAGTGCGCTACGCCCAACAGCCGTATTGTTATCTGCCGTAGTATTATTTTGCAGAGCATCTCTGCCGACTGCCGTGTTGTTGACGCCCTCAGTGTTAGAGGTAAGCGTATTCACGCCTAGACCACTATTGCTGCTACCGGTAGTGTTTGCGTCGAGGGACTGCATACCGACGGCAGTGTTTTCTGCGCCAGTGGTGTTTGTGCCAAGTGCAAAATACCCAGCGGCAGTGTTGTTAGATGCAGTGGTGTTAGCAATTAGCGCACCCCAACCAAAGGCAGCATTGTATTGTCCGGTGGTGTTTGCCCCTAATGCACCATTTCCAAGTGCCACGTTGCGAATACCAGTGGTATTGACATCAAGGGCATTTCCGCCAACAGCGGTGTTTCCTGCGCCGGATGTGTTAGAGAGCAAGGCGTCGTTACCCACAGCAGTGTTGCCTGTAGCTGTGTTATCTCTCAGCGCACGAAAACCAACGGCGGTGTTGCTGCTGCCAGTTGTAGTTGAACCTAGAGCATTTACACCCAAACCAGTGTTTTGTGCGCCGGTTGTGTTAACGTCAAGTGCGCCAAAACCAAAAGCAGCGTTGTTGCCACCGCTAGTATTTGCGCTAAGTGCTGTAGCACCAACTGCCGTGTTGTTGTCACCGCTAAGTGAACCATCATCAAGTGCCTGATTGCCCAACGCCACGTTGTTGCTGCCTGTCGGGTAATTGCCGTCCAGCTTAATCGTGCCGCCGTCCACATCCAAATCGCCTACAATTTGAACATTGCCCGTGTAATGTTCGTTTGCATTAACAAATGTGGTAGTAGCCGTCGTTCCGCCACCGTTAAACTTGATGTAAACGTCCTTCCCGTTCGGGATCTCTAAATCCCGACCGGCGTCATACGTTCCTTGGAAGATTAGAATTGAACGAGAACCCGACAGGCTGTTCCGAACATGTACGATTTTTTCTGCGTTGTTCGGGGTTAGCTGAACGTAGACCGTAGCTCCCAAATCGCCACCGTCCACAAATTCAATGAACCGATTGCGCCCGTTAGAGGTCGCACCGTCGGTTATGGGGAGGTCATTAGGCGAACCAGAAGAACCGGCAGTCGTGAGTGTGATGGAGACAATACCGTTGGTAGCTTCATCAATAATGTCAAAATTGGTGTTTGTGGTGTCGCCCCAAGTACCTGATTGATCACCTGTGGCTGGCTTTTCAATACCAATATTGGTAGTATATGTACTGGTCATCTGAACGTCCTTTACGCCGCTATCTCATCCCAACCCGGAGTTTGTGACGGAACCTCTCCGGACCAAGATGGAGTTTGACTTGGGGTGATTTCAGTATACCCCGCATTTTGATCTGGCACAATAGTACCCCAAACCAACACGTTACCGACCCCGCCAGTGGCCTCTAGACCAGTGACAGGTACATCTGCGGCGGCTCGGGCAATAACTTCGCCAACTTCTCCAGTGCCCGCAACTCCCGTCACATCCACGGTAACAAAAATGCCTACTTCAACTGAGCCGACCCCGCCAGTGGCTTCTAGTCCAGTAGGTGATACATCTGCATTTGCGGTAACGGTGACAGACCCGACAGACGCGGTAGCTTCCAAACCGGTAACAGAAAGATTGGCATCTGCGGTGACTGTAGCCGACCCAACGCCGCCCGTGGCCGCTAAGCCAGTCGGAGAAACATTGGCGGTGCCCGTAGCTGTTACAGATCCTACGCCGCCCGTGGCTTCCAAACCGGTCGGAGAAACATTGGCCGCAGCCGCTACGGTGACTGAGCCAACCCCTGCCGTCGCTTCAAGGCCCGTCGCAGGCACATTTGCTTCGGCTACAACCGTAACCGAACCAACAGACGCCGTGGCCTTTGGTAGGTCCGTTTGGCCCCAAGGCATTTCGCCCCAGCCAAAGCGGCCCCAACCGCCTAGTGGGACGACAATGCCCGCCATTAAGCTATCCGAATGATAGCGTTACTTGCGTCTGCGGTTGGGAAAACGATGGTAAAGTCACCCGCTGTGGATGTTTTGTCCGCACCGAAATCAAGAACTACAACCGACGGATCGCCAGAAGCCGTGTCATTAAAGATAAGTGCACCACGAGCAGTGATTGTTGCGGTGCTAAAGGTAAGATCCGCAAAATCGGTAAATGCCGTAGTGCCGCTTGTGGTGGGATCAACTCGCGTGAGCGCCGCACCTTTTGCAGTGTATCCCGTGCCAGACACTTCATTTGTCGCGGTATATGCAGTTGTAGACGCATCAAAAGACGCGTTGTTGTCATACATCGCCAAGTTGAAGGTGCTGCCACCCGAGTTTTTAAAGTTGTGAACAGCCTCAAGAAGCTCCTTCTTAAAGCTGGTGCACATGAAGTTTCCGCTGAAAGCCATGTCACAGTCTCCTTATGATGTCTGCAAGCTCTTTGTGACCAGCTTCACAAAGGGCGTTATATACGGTGGTTCTATCACTTTTTATGGCTTCTCGCATATAAAAAGCTAGAACCGCCACTAAATGCTGACGAAAAGCATGGGCCTGATCGCGTATTCCCGGATGCGCGTCGTCCGAGATATGTATGATCTTGTTAGCGCATCTCTCCGCCACCTCTTCCGGGCTGAACCCGCGGTTTTCCGTGGTTTCAACCGAAACATTAAATGTCTCGGGAAGATCAATTTTTAAAGCTTCAATCATTGTTTCTGCCTGATAACTTTACCAGTCCTATACTCGTCCGTTGTTTCCTTAGCCTCGCCGAACAGCTTCAGAGCAATCGTGGATTCTGCAAACCGTTTCTCATACAAAGCCTGTAAGTCGGGCTCACCTTTCATGAAGATGTACGCTTCCATCAAGCTTCCATACAGCATGGCCAGTTCTGCATTTTCACTGAGCCACGTAGTTCCCGTACCTGCGCCCGCAGTCAAGCTAGCGGGCCGATAAAAGTAATGAAGCTCCGCGGCATAGTTGCTGTTCGGGGTGGGCCCAATAATGAAGTTGCTGATGTCAAAGACAGCGTAATATTTAGGCGCTCCGGTCGTGGTCGGATCCGGATTAAACTGTTGGACAAAATCAGCATCTTTAAAGTTCAAGAAATGAACGTCGTTGTCCGCATCAGTGAAGGACAAAGAATACGGGGCTAAAAAATCTGTTGGTGTTGCCAAATACTTAACGGCGTTGCTGAACGTGCCGCTTACGTTTTTACGAAACAGGCTAAGCTGGACGGTTTTTAGGATACGCTCTTCTGTATTCCGTATAAACACAGGAATATTGTTAACGAAAGTCGTCTCATCGTTTTCCGTGTAATCTTGAATAGCTTGCTGTAACTCAGTGTAAGTAAAGCTCATGTCGTCACCGTAACACTTCCAACACCCCCGAACATTACCGGTGTTCTAAGGTCTGGAGCCTCTATCAAAGGTACACCTACGAAAACATCCAGAGGCTCTGTTCTATCCGGACGAGCTTCCTTCAGCGCCTGTGCGTCGATGACCTTTCTGAACGGACCTAATTGCGGGTGCTTCGGCTCCCACTCGTCTTTTCCAACAAGAAGACCATTCCACTCACGACGCATGTCTTTATACCGATACCGGAAACCGGATCTGTCTGAGATAGAATAAGAGTCTTTTCCTGTCGCATATTTTGACATCAGGTGGTCCTAAAGTATTGATATTGAGGGACAACATTGAAAGAAGCGCGATCACGATCTTCCGTAGCCGCCCGCTCAAATTCTTCTTCGTATATCGCTTTAAGAAGCTGAACCCGATTCGGAGCCCGCTTGACCGCAATGTAATAAGCCAAGCCCGCCGCAAGACACGGGTAAAAGCGAAACGGCATGTCCATCGTATTGATAAACGTGTCTGCATCATCCATACGTGTTAAAGCATCGTAGATGATGGTGTCTGTGCTGTTTTCAGGGACCGGCCATAGCTTCAACTGCGGTGTTACTTGACGATCCAAGAAAAACTGGTTTGGTCGGCTTTCGGTGGTTTTTGTTGGAATAGACAGGTACTCGTCCCGACTCAAACGCTCTAAAGCGTAATCTGTCCCATCCCTGCGAACAACGACCGACAAAACGTCGATGACGTCCGTGCCCAAAGAATAAACCCCGGTGCTCTGAGTAAGAGCTTGTGTTCTCTGGACAATAGTCCACTGATTTAACCCCCGATTGGCCCATTCCGCCAACATGAGGTTAAGCGACCGCTTGGCAGACTTGAGGTCGTACCCGGTACGAACCTCAAGACCGCAACGCTCAAACGCCTCTTCAATGTAATCAGAGACGTCTAATTCGAAATCAG